GTCTTCTTACGAAAACACGATCATCCATCGGTAACGCCAAGGTCTTAAAGATCTCAGAGTGGTCTTCACCACTCCACGGCGTTGCATCTCGAAGCTTCTTATGGAAGCTAGTATATATCTCCTCAATTTGACCGTAAACGTTCAAATGAGGGAGAGCATATATAGCTAACATCTTGAGACTCGAAATGGAATCTATTGGATCCTCTGTGGTAAGAAAGATGACAAGATCTTCCGCTAGTTTACCTAACGGATATCCTGACTTCTCATTTCCACAGGGCAATCCCCTTAGAAATAGCCGAAGTACACAAGTAAGAAGAATGCTTTCGCATTCCTCATATGAGGGTACCTCAGTTTGGAGGCCGAACTGCCTAATGATGTCTGCGAAGGCATCAGTAGCCGGCAAGGATCCACGTATGACTTTAATCATACGATCTCCGAGGAAAGCATTGTTAACAAACTTACGTCTCAAACGAGACGGAAGTTTCTTAACACTACTATAATAGATATCCACCAATGACGGGTTACCATCGAAATAAACCCATCCCTTAATCGAGGATTCATTGAAGTATTGACAGAGTAGAATACTACTCTTCTCTACTTCTTTGAGCCCGGATATAGGAAATGGGCTTATCTCTACTCCTTGATAGAACATTCGCTTTGCGAACTCTAAAAAGGATGAAGATATATGGGTCTTGAGTGGACTTACGTCCATTCCAAGAAACTTAATCTTCATAAGGTATAGCTCGGCAACTTCCTTGTGACCAATTACGATATCGTCTCCTAAGAGACAATATGGTACCTGGTCCCAAGTAAGATGTAGATCCTTTATGCACGAGAACACCACAAAGTGGTGTGCTAAGGCAAAGGATGACCAAGATGAGTAGGCTCCCATCGGGTTTCCAACTTTGTAGTTTAATCTACCGTTGGGGATATCGAAAGGGTAACCTACCATAATGGTCTTCCAAGAATCTACATAAGATTTACCGAGCTTAGCTTCTAAAACAAGAGCAATGAGTTCAATAGGAAATCTATCAGTAGCGGCCGTAAGGTCAATACTATAGAATACTTTTGAATCTTTGATCTTGTCCCAGAAGCTTCCCTGGTCAAAGGTACAATCTTGTGGGATGGCTCGCAAACAAGTGAATAACCAGTGATGCAATGGCTTGAGTACGGTCTGAGACCAATAATCAAGTATTGCAATAACTCTAACCTTGTACTCCTTGTCAGGAAACCATGTTATCTTTCGATAACATGATCCTGTCGTGGGAAGTACTTGTTTGAGCACTGGCTTCAATTGTAAGAGCACGTCGATGTGAGAAGAGACTTCAGCACCCCCTACAACTTTTATGGCTTTCAGAAGTGATTCTGGAAGGCAGTAAAGATCTGCTGGGGATGTCCATAAAGCTTGCCCGTTAGGGCCAGACTTTGATGACATATGAAATCTCTTCCACAAGACACGGGTACTCCGGACTTTAGGATCTTTACCATCGAGAGTAGACCAGAAGGACTTTAAATGAGGTGTGAAAACCTCTTTTATATATCCCTCTGATTTACCTTGAGAAGTAAT